CAAAGGAATATGAGGTCATCTTTCGTAAAGCAGAGCCAAGTGACTTTATTACCTTTATGGCAGGACGTTACTTGACAAAGAATTGTGAGCCGATTGATTATGTGGAATACAATATGAATGACCCAGAGCAGGCAAAAATTCATGCCGAAATTGATGACTTTATGGCAAAGCTCTTCCCGCGTCCTGATCTGCGTCAGTACATGTGGCGAAAGTTGGCATCCTGCATTGAGGGTGCAAATAAAGAACAGACCTATGAAACCTGGATTGGTGTGGGTGGTAATGGTAAATCTAAGCTAGTAGACTTGATGTCTATGGTCCTTGGCGACTACGCATCTTCGTTACAGTCAACGGCAATGACGCGAAAGCGACCTGATGCAGGTGCTGCAAATCCTGATATTATGGCCATCCGAAATAAGCGATTCATCTACATGGCAGAACCAGATGACCGAGAGCCATTGAACACTTCACGTATGAAGCAGTTTACTGGTGAAGATGATGTGGAAGCCCGAGGCCTCTTTGAGGACCAGACCAAGTTTAAGATTACAGGAAAAATCTTCATGTTGTGTAATGCCTTTCCTGCCATTAATACCATGGACCGAGGTACATGGCGTCGTGTTCGTGCCGTTCCGTTTGAATCCAAATTCGTGGATCCTACCATTGAAGATATCAATCCAAAAGAAAACATCTACCCGCGTGACAATAAGCTTGATGCAAACCTGTTTCGTTGGCGAACCTACTTCATGTCTAAACTAGTGCACATCTATAAAACTGAGTATCTTCCCTATGGCTTGGGAAATATTCCCGCTATTGTTACTCAAGAGTCTAACAAGTATCAGGAATCATTTGATTCGTTTGCAAAGTTTGTAAATGCACGCATTCGTGAGATTCCAAAGGGCGGATATGAAGCTGACATCAAGGACATCTTTCGTGTCTATAAGAATTGGTATGAAGGTATTGGTGGAGGTGTAGGCCGCAAGCTGTCACAGACAGACTTGTATAAACGCCTTTCTGATAAGTGCGGTGAACCCTCTAATAAACGAACCTTCAAGCAACTACGATTGTTTGAAGATGATAATGATATGGAGGAATATTTGCAGAGTCTTACTTCACAGTAGTAGCTTTAACAAATATAATAAAGTAGCATACCAACTATAATACTAAGTAAACCGCTATATCCAACGGCTTGAACGCATTTTGATATATCAAATACACCATTCATCATAGAATAATAATAAATACCAATTAACACCATAAATAAATAAGATATAGCAAGTAACGCCATCGTATAATCCTCAATAAAATGTAATATTTTTTTGGGCTGTTTTTCAGGGAGCGTACGTTTGACATCAATAAAATCACGATTGGAACGGTCAACAATGGCTTGATTTTTATCAATTTCCTTTGTAAGGTTCTTCACTTGCAAGGTTAAATCATTGTTACGCTTTCTTAATTGTGCACTTACCTCATTATGGCCAAATTGTCCAAATATAGTATCACCTAATGTAAGTGAATCATTTACATTTCCACGAAGCGAATCAATATCTGATTTTAATTTAAGCGTATTAGAGGCTAATGTATTATTACGTTCTTTTTCCTCATTTCTCATACAATTCTGTAGTCCCGTGGTAAGGGTCTGAATATTATTTGGATTGGCACGACATGTAGCAGGATTTGTCGTATCCACGGAACTGATAGACATTCTCTACTATGCTTCGGATATATTGTTTTGTAAAATGTTTTCATGATAATGGTGAGGCGAAAGATCCTTGCATGGCTTGATTTAAATCCGTAGCAGAAGAAGAAAGTGCGGAACCAGCACTCTGCATGGCACCCATTCCTGCCGTCATCACATCATTTCCAGCTGTTTGTGCATATTGTGTAACTGTATTTATTCCTGCAGTAATTTGGTCTAGTGAACCAGGGCAATTAGGCAAAGGAATCTTTCCATATTTACCACCAAAATTCTTACGATTCCAGTAGCGCTGGTCACGTGTATTTGCAGTGTATTGTGAACGTCGGAACAAAATAAGAATAAAAATAACAAGAATAAGACCCATTAATGAACCACTCAAATAACCACTGATAATACCCATTTTCCAGAGTACAACACATAGTAATAGACATGATAGTGTAATAAATAGTGCAGAGTAGACAAATAGTGTATCATTTTTATTTCCTACCGACCATTCATTCATTTCATTTTTTCGTGTTGCTAAATTTTGATCATTAATGATAGCACCTGCCATATTTTTTTGATTATTAAATACTTGATCTTGCATGGAAGAAAGAGCCTTATTTCGTTCATTATACATAAGTATTGATTCTTGTGATTTGGCAGCACGATTTAAATCTCCGTAGACTTTACTAAATACATTTCCCTTTTGTTTAACAATATCATTATAGATAGTAGATTGTTGATTTTGTAAGAAGACTTGTAAATCAGCAGGCGACTGTCTAAAATTATTTAGAGCAGTTGCTAAATCTACATCTTGATATAACAATGTGGATTTAATGATCGAATCTAGATTTGACATTCTAGATTTCAATCAGAAATTATATTACTGTTTTGTATTTATTCATTTCCTGCCGCCTTATAGACATATACTAGTAATCCCAAAGCAACTATATTTAAAAAGCTATATAAATTAAGTAAATTATCTGTATATCGCCCCTTTTCTTCAGTATACTTTACCATTTCTTTGCGAATAGCAGTTGTAGCTTCTCCTGACATAATAATTTTATTTTGAGCATCTAGCTTTTCCTTTTGCACCTTAATACGACGATTAAATTTCTCAATTTCATTTTGAATACTGTCTGAAGTAGAAAGCATATTTTCTGTAATACTGTTCATAATTTGTATTAAATCATTAAGACGACCATTTAGCATTTTTGTTTTAGATAAATACGATTGAACAGATGCCTGATTTTCGGGTGTACCTGATAAATATCCACTTGAAATGGCAGTAAATAGTTTATCTAATGCATATTTATATCGAGATTCATAGAAACAATATTCAGATTGGAGGCCCTGTATTAAAGCTTGTTGCTTTTGAATAAATATCTCAGGTGTAGAATTATTGGGAGAGGGAATAATACCGCTACTTTTTAGATTTGTAATAATGGTGGAAATAGTAGTTTTCAATAATTTACCTTTATTATCTCTATCGGAAGCACCGTTTGGGGCAGCAGGTAATACTCCTGGAATTGTACCACTATACGTTTCCGATAATTCTGTATCGGTGGATAATGTTTGTGCTGGACACGCCGACATTCCTACTATCTTGTATTTACGTTTTAATTATTAAAATACATTTCCCACTTTTAATCCTAAAACAAGAATAACAATCATAAGTGCACCTATCATACCCAACCATGTTGCATTATTTGTAAAATAGAGGGATAACGTAGCAATAAAGGACTGAGACAATGTGCTTACTTCATTTTCAGTGAGTCCTAGATTAGGTGTCATCATTCGTAATAATACTAAACCAATTCCCACAAATACAATTGATAAAACCCATAAGTAAGGAATCATATTTCGTCGCACAGGACGATCTAATATAAATAATTGATGTGCATTCAAGTTTGTCTCTCTAGTCCGGAGTAATTCATCCCTTGCAATAGCACTTTCTACATCCGTCTTCATCTCTTTTTTAAAGTGATGTAACTTAGTCAATTTATTTTGTAAATCACCGCTTTCTTGTAATAATGTGGACATATTATTGTATCTGGATTGTGTTTTCAAATATTGTAAAATGTCGTCATTTAATGCACTATATCGTTGCTTAATAGACTCTGCCCTATTTGCCAGTTCAACAATCCTTACATAATCGGGATTGGTACTTGCATTCTGATTTTGAGTTAATCCTGCACTAGAAACATATCGTCCTGTTACCGTATTTAATTCGCTAATAATTGAATCAATATTTTCACCAGCTAATGCATCAAAGCGTTGTTGAAACTCTGCTCGTTTGTCCCTCCATGCCATGATTCTCCTAACGTTCCTTTCGTATTTTCATTTCTTATTTTTTGTTTGAATGGAGACAAAAAATAGGATTGTATTTTTAATTTATAGAGCACATACACGATAAATAATAGCTTCTCCTGCTGATGCACTTGGACGTGTAATTTTAACAATATCACCTGGTACCGCTCCAATGCATCGTGCAATCGGATCAATATGAAATTTAATTTCTGGAAATTTGGACTTTGATGTAATGTACATGGAATCCATGAGTGCTTTATGTTCTGACTCTGGAATAATTTCATGCTTTGGAACAAGTACATGATTCATTGGATTATTGACAAGCATGTAAATACTAAAGAAGGATACGCGCAATTTTCTACGTACTTTCTCATGTTGCTCTGCAGAATCTTCTCGCAGCTTAACATATTGCTTCAATGCCGTTGCATGATGTGCATCGGTAACCGGTACATCCAACATGACTACAATTTCAGTGTTTTCAGCATCATCATCTGATACATTATCAAAGTAGGAATCTAGTCGTGGACGAGTAATTTTGTCATATCGTACCTCGCATACCTTTGTTGGATCATCCTTTTTAGGCACTTTAAAGCTCAAACTTTGAAATGCGCCTGCTGCTGCTGTTGCTTCTGCCGGGGAAAATTTGCGGTAAATAGCAACATCATAATTACGAGCTTCCAAAATATCAAGCAGTGATTGACGACTGCGGTAAATATTATCAATGAATACAAAGTTATCAGCCATTTTCTTTACTAACACAAATGAATTTTAGGTTGTCAAATTTTATACTATTCTAATTTGGTCACCGTTACTGTCTGTGGAATAGAGGCATCTCCTCCACCCATTGCCGATAGAAATTGACCTCCGCCTGCTTGCGGTGTGTATCGTGGTACTGCGGGACTTGGTGTGTAGTAATTTCTACGAATGGGGCGACTACTTCCTTCTTGCATAAGCCCATCACGTGCAAATGCATCTGCATCTGTTCGTACCGCAATCAGTGGTCCTGCACCTGGAACGGTAGGGCCGCGTATTAGACCATCTCCTGGTAGAGCTGGAATGGGTAGTCCGCCTATCATTCCACCCGTCATTTGTTGCTGTTGTGATGCAAATAGTTGTGCTAATGGTTGCACTAATGGCTGTGCTAATGGTTGCACTAATGGCTGTGCTAATGGTTG